ATGATTGACCATGAATATGCCCTGCTTCTTGAGCGCACTGGCGCTCTCGTTCCTCGCCGTGAATACCAATTGCGCTTGGAGATTAACCCAGAAGACCCATTGGCAGGCGCTATCGTGACTGAGCTTATTCCAGTCGACCAAGAAATTAAGAAGCACTTCGAGGCTTCAATGAAACCCGTTCAAGGCTAAAAAATGTCTGTATGCGTCACCGTCGTTAACCAGTATGGCAATTTGAAAGCAACGAAAACGCCTGTTGCGGATTGCCAAGAATACGTGCTGATTTCGGCGGTGGACTACCAAGAATATAAGGAGCCAGTCCTCTTCAACGGTGACTTGTTCCTGTATGTCAGTGGCGTGCTCTTGATCAACATGGTCGTTGGTCACTGGGTGGGTCGTGTTGTTCGCCTTATGAGTAAAAGGTAAATCTTATGAAAAAACTAGAACTTGTTGTAAATAACGTAAAACACGCAGTAGTAAACAAAAAGACCGCAGCTGGCGCTGCTCTTATGGTCGCGTCTGTCTCTCCGGCGTTCGCTGAAGTCGATATCACGGGCGCAATCAACTCTGCGGTATCCGGTGGTCAAGCTAACGTATCACTGGTTGTGGCGGGGCTGATTGGTATGGCTGCACTGGGCTTTGGTGTGACCATGGTTGTTGGCTTCTTACGTCGCTAACGGTTCACCTCTATGCCTCCTTTATCGGGTAATTTACTTGGAGATGTTCTCGCTATCGTTCTAGGTGTTGCCTTTGCGGGGGCATTCCTCCACGGCTTTGTGAGTGGCATCAATACTCACTAATCAACGGATAAAGGGGGCTTCGGCTCCCTTTTTTATTGGTTTTATACAATGAATCACTATCTCCGTTTTTTTATTGCCCTTGTTATTCTGTGTGCTAGTAGTCATACGTATGCTTTAGAAGCGCGTATTGGTTATATGCAAATGAGGGGTTGTGGCTCTCAAGGTGATTGGGTTGACCCTTACAAGGTGAATACTTGTTTTTTGGATACTGGGTATTTCGACTCATGCACATTTGAGAAGACACCCTATTCTGATGCTCGCTATCCCTATCAAACGGTTTGTGATAATGGGCTCGGTCTTGCTTATTACGAGGTTCGTTGTCCAGAAAATAGCGAATTTGATCCCTCCACCTTACGTTGTAAATCGGTCTGTGAATATGGTGAGAACCCTGACGGCACCTGTATGGATGCTTGCCAGTTCAAACAGTCCATTGGCGATACGGTGAAATTGCATTGGCATCCTGCGGTCTACGGCGAACTGGTGACGGGCGCGTGCTACGGTGACTACGGTGCGACTCGATGTGAAATGACCAAAAACGAATCCACCATTATTTGTACTGGCGTTCCTGATGGACAGTACACGCCCGACTCTCAATGCTCTCTGCGCTTTGCTTACACTGGACGTCAGTGTGACGGTGGCACACTTTTCTGGGGTGTGAATGGGCCTGATGAACCCATCATTCCACCGGATACGCCAGAAGACCCAACCCATGACCCCGATGACCCAACCGATGAGATTGAAGACCCAACTGTCCTACCCGATGATTCAACCAACACGGTCAATCCCGGTGTCGTTGATGATAAACCGGACGTAGAAGACCCTGACACGGATGAATCGACAGACACGGCAGTCCTTTCTGCTATTAAAGGGCTTAACGTGGATGTGAACAAAGGCATTCATGATCTTAACGTCGATATCAACCAGTCACACGCTGACATCACCAACGCGGTGATTGATGTGAAAGGCTCTTTGGTCGATAACACCCAAGCCATTCAAGAGCAGCAAATCAATGACAACAAGATTTATAACAACACCAAGGCACTCATCCAACAGGCCAACGGCGATATCACTACGGCAGTGAACAACAATACCAACGCCACCATTGGTATTCGTAACGATTTAAAAGGGCTTGGTGATTCCATGGGCGAACTCGATAGCAGCTTAAATGCGATTGAGGGTCTACTGACTGGCTCAGAGTTTGGCACACCTACGGGCACCGCTATCACTGGCGAAATCTTCACGGCAGAAGACTTTGCCAACCTGCAAACCACGATAGATGAAAAAGCCGAATCCATCCAAGTCTATGTGGACGACATCAAAGGCTTAATCACTATCGGCACCAACTTCAACAACGGCACATTAAGCGACAAGTCTTTTAACATCAAAGGCGCAACCGTTGAATCAGGACTACAGCGTTTTGATGCGGTATCGGGCTACGTGCGCCCTGTCGTGCTGTTCATTTGTGCCTTAATCGCCCTTTGGGTTCTGTTTGGTAATCGGAGTAAATAACATGGAATACATCTACTCAGCATTAGAGTTTATTGCCAACATTGGGCAAACCTTTCTCGACTTCTTTGATGTGGCGATTGAATGGATAAAGAACGCGTTTGAATACGGCGCGATGTGGCTTATCTCAGTATGGCTCGATATCAAGATTGCTCGATACAAATCGCACTCAAGATTGCGCAGCTGCTGCTCGAAGAATATGGCGTCTATACGCTTGTCGAAGACCGCTTTAATGCGCTTCCCTCTGATGTCCGTTATATCTTGACCGAATACGGCGTCACCTCTGGGCTACGTGTCATCTTTGATGCGTTCGCTACGTCTTTAGTTATGCGTTTCTTTAACTGGTGATTGAATGGCTACTTCATTTCGATACGGTCACGGTGGCTCTTACAAATCGGCTTGCGCCGTGTGGTTTGACTTACTGCCTGCACTGCGTGAAGGTCGAATTTGCATTACGAACATTCATGGCATGCAGCCACTTGAAGTGATTGAACAACGCCTTGGTGAGAAGTTTCCTGATACGGCTCGGCTCATTCGCATTAGCTCTCGCAATCCTGAAGGCTTCGAGCTTTGGAAATACTTCTTCTGTTGGGCACCCATTGGGGCATTCATCCTCATTGATGAGTGTCAGCAAATCTTCTCGGTCAATGCAGGTTTCAAAATGGCGAACATACACAAGCGCCCTTTTACTGACTTTGAGCCTCACTTACCGGAAGGATTCTCCGAGCTGTTTCACTCTCGTTGGCTAACGATTGATACGTCCAGTTTGGACAATGGCGAGATAGACGATTGCCAACGCACACGTTTTGATGAGCAAGGACGCATCATCTATCCCGAGAACTTTAACAACGCCTTTATGGAGCACCGGCACTACAACTGGGACATTGTGTTGCTCACGCCTGACTTTGCTCAAATCCCGAAAGAGTTAAAAGGTGTCGCGGAGTTGGCCAAGCAACATAAGGGGAAAGATGGGATCTTCTTTTCCAACCGCAAACCGCGCATCTTGGAGCATGACCCAACTCGAACGGTCACCAAACCAAGCAAAGACGATGTGGTTTATAACCTCAAGGTGCCGCTTGATGTCCACCTACTCTACGCCTCGACTGTCACGGGGCAAATCACCAAGTCGGGGCTTGGAAAGAACATCTTTCTTAACCCGAAATTCTTAGCAGCTATGGCACTGGTCGTGCTTTCATTTGGGTACTTAGTTTATGCGCTTATTGGTATGGTTTCTGATTCTGAGACGACAACTGCGGAAGGAACGCAGCTTCATCAAACTTCGCAGCAAAGTGGCGTTTCGACTTCGCAAGGTCAAGCACGTCCTGGCCAAAGTGGTTCGCCTGGTTCTGTCATGGGTTCTAGTGGTTCTGGCTGTACGGGTTCTGGTTGCGGGAATGAGTCTTATCATGACGTAGGCACCGTTCCGGCTTGGTTCCCACTGGCGAACTCAGAAAGTATCTATGTCTCTGCCGTGGAACGTTGGCACAAAGCCACCTCGATACACGTCAACGTGCATTTTGAGGTTGTCACACCGCGCGGTGTGACTTACCTCGATGACGGATTCCTAAATAAGTTGGGCGTCAAGATGGAATATCTGGACGATTGCCTCGTCCAGCTGTCTCGCGGCGCATCCAACTTCTATGTCACGTGTTCGCCGTATGAGCAATATGCGCAACGACAAGAGCAAGATATTGAACTCAAACCTGTTGGCGGTTTGTTTAGTGGAGACGAAACCTAATGAATGAATACGTAACGCATGGACAGCTGGTTGAAATCATCGAGCTGTTTGATCATCTCTCGATAGTGAACGCAGTCATTGTGGTGCTCGCGTATGACCTTGCGAGATACCTCCTAGGCAAACTGGTCGACTACTTCAATTAAAGGCACGGTGCCAGCCCCGCAGGGATAAGGAGTTGCGGAGCGACGACGAGGCACCAAGCCGCCCGCATTAGCAAAACCTAGCCTCATCACTTAATCGGCGCGGTTAGCAGCCCAAAGCCACTTGGATGCTGCCGCCCTCCTTCCTGCTAGACCAGCCTCGCAGAGACTATCCACACCAAAGGCGCGTTAACCTACCGGAACGCTGCATACTCACAACGTCAAAGCTTTGCGAGTGTCGAGCAATGCTTATTCTTCTTTTCTGGGTTTTCTCCGACGGACGCGCGGAGCAAGTGAGGACGGGCTAGGACGATTGCGCGACGTGCGGCGGGAGGTCAAACCCCCGAATCTGTATTACGGGGGTAAATTCCACCAACTTTCAATGGTTGATACGCTATCCCATATAATAAACAATCCGTATACTATTGAAATATCGAATTTTATTAATGACAAATATATGTTTTGTTGAAAGTTGATCCTGCCCCGTATGGAGATTTTATGAAGATAAAGAGTTTGAGCTTGTTATTAATTGGTGGTGTGGTTTGTGCAGTTTTATTGTATGGAGGGGCTTTGATTGCCTTAACGTGGCCAATCAATAATCTCTCGATAAGTAGTTCGGGGGTTTTTGGTGATAGCTTTGGCGTTTTGACATCCCTTTTTTCCGGATTGGCTTTTGCTGGTTTGATTATCACAATTGTTATGCAGCGTGATGAATTGTCTCTACAAAGGCAAGAATTAAACTTAACTCGTGAGGAATTAAGTGGTCAAAAGGAAGAAATGAAAGCTCAAAATGAGACGCTGCAGATTCAGCGCTTTGAAAATACTTTTTTTAAGATGTTAGAGTTTCTTGACAATTGTAGGAGAGATATTGTTTTTAGCTCTTTACACGGGAGAAGCTATGAGGGTAGAGATGCTATAGAAAAGTTATATCAAATATTAATTACGAGTTATTTTTCTACGTGGAGTCAGCAGGACTTTGACCGCAAGAGCGAGTTTAATGATGAGTGCAGAAACCTAGAAGGTATAGTTAAAGAGTATAATAAATTTTACGAAAAAAATGGAGACGACTTGGGTCAATATTATAGGACGTTTTATAACCTATTAAAATTAGTTGATCGTGCTGATTTCATCTCGGACAAATCTGTCTATACCAACCTATTGCGTGCTCAGCTATCTAGATACGAGTTGCTTCTGCTATTTTACAATTGTATTAGCGGTTATGGTTCTGAAAAAATGGCGCCATTGGTAAAGAAATATAACATACTAAAATACTTAGAAATTTCACTATTGCCAAGAGAAAACATAGAAGTATTCGAAGAGTTTATCGAAAGCAATAGAATAGAATAGAGATAGTAACTCAAAGGCTCTCTTCGAAGCCTTTGAGTTATACAGTTTTTGTTTAACCTGTATGGCACGCTGGACTGCAAAACGCACAGCCATTTGCTCTACTATAGATTGATTTTGCCTTTGCAACAGCCCCTACACAGTTATCGTAAAGACCTAAAAATTCCTTTTCCTTAATTTTAGATATGTAAAAACAGCTATCGCTATGCACTTCATGATCTCCGTTAGCCTGTGGTCTCTTATTTACGTAATATAACGGCATTTCAACCTCCTTGATGTGTGTAAAAGTTCATAATAGCCGCTTTAACCTTTCACTAATCTCACGCCGCTCAAAAAAAACAGCAAAAAACAAACTGCGTACTATGGATTAACTTGAAAGAGAGTAAGCGAAGAAATGAATAGTCCCACAAAAGAGTGTGATTCTCATTGTTTGAGGCTTATGCTTCGTGTTTTGCATTTGTGACTCTTGATCAAACAGGTACTTAGTCGTAGCCTGTATGTGCTAGGTTTTATATGTCAAGGATATGAAATGGCTAAGTTTTTAAATACAAGTGCTACAAACTACTATCTTGAAGAGCTTATCAAGAATGCATCGGAAAGACTGATACTTATCAGCCTTTTTTCAAGCTTAATGATCGAATTCGAGAGCTTTTGGAAGATAAAGACCGGTTAAAAATCGATATTAGAATTGTCTATGGCAAAAGCGAACTACAACCTGATGAGATTAACTGGCTGAAAGGTCTCTCCTTTGTACGTACCAGTTTTTGCAAAAACCTTCATGCAAAGTGCTACATGAATGAAAGTACTTGTATCATTACAAGTTTAAATCTCTATGAGTTTAGCCAAGTAAACAATAACGAAATGGGTATCTTTATTGATCGTGACGAAGACCCTAATGTCTACAAAGACTCCTATGAGGAAGCACAACGTATTATTCGTATTAGCGATGAGGTTCGTATTTCATTAGAGAAGGTTACATCATCTACCAATGACCCTTCTAAAAGTGAAGACTCAGAACCAGAAAAAGCCAAGCTAACTTCATCCAAGCTAGCCAAAAAGCACAAAATTAAAACAGATGATTTTCTTCAGATGTGTGTAAGCAAGGGCTACTTATCTTTCGATGATGGAAAACATTCTTTAACCGAAGAAGGAAAATCGTTGGGTGGTGAGTTCAAGTACAGTAAACGTTTTGGTCCTTACTTTATCTGGCCAGAGTCATTAGATGTTGAATAGAAAAATAAGGCTCCAACTGGGGCCTTTTGATTACTACACCTTGGTGCATTTATAAATTGAGAAGAAGTTCAACTATGATGAACAATTTTTGTATAGTGACCTATAACGATAGTGAAACCATTACATGAAAGAAGTTTTAAGCTCTATTTTAGAACATACAAAAGATAGAATTAGACAGCCTTTTCTCGGAGCGTATAGTTTATCTCTGATAATGTACAACTGGGATTTGATTTATTACTTGTTTTGGGCTCAAGGTGATGTTGAGGCTAAAATAACTGCCATTAAACAGCAATACTTATCTGTTACCGATTTAACTTATCCATTCTTCGTCGCTTTGCTCTTAGTGTACATCCCTATAACCATCAATGCTTACCGACAGCAATTATTTGAGCTTTTGGAGGGTCGTGTAGAAGCTCAAAGACTGTCTCGGAAACTAAAGCGCTCATCGTTCGATCTTGAAGTTGCAGAAAACGAAGCTAGATTGATGCATGTACCAGCTAGAATCCAGAAAGAGTCAGAGGAAGAGATTGATCAAATTAAAATGCTTAATCAAGGTTTGAATAACGAAATAGAGAACCTTAATGAACGCATAAAAACTCTGGACGAATTGGTCAGAAGTCAAACAAATAGACTTGAAGAGCTAACATTACGAAACGAAGAGCTAACAACTAGAATGAAAGTTTATCAGCTCAATCTCACAGATTATGGCGTTTCCAAGTTAAATAGTAAGCAAGCTGATTTATTAAATCATATTTCAAGATTTGCTGGAAAAGTATCAAGTGATAAGTGGAAAGAACTCGAAAATTCAGCAATTGCTTGTGAAGAAACTAAACTTAAGAGGTTGATAGGAGATATTGAGAGTTCTTGGAATATCGATGGTATACCATCACAATGAAGGCTCCAACTGGAGCCTTTAATCACACGATTCTCTTTAGTACTCTTGCATACTTCAATATTTGATGAGCAACCTTTATATCATTTGACGCTCCTAACTCGAGTAAAGCAACCCCAATTAATACTTGTTGCGCAGTAACCAACTGTCCTGTTGGAAGCTCTAAACGATCATACCTCATGATGAAGTTTTCCCAATCTTCACAAGAGCTCAATTCCCTACCCTTATTCATCCTCATCAGGCGTTTACACTCTGGCGGTATGGATTTCCCCTTATCCCATTCTTTGACCGTTCTCACAGTTTTCAAACAAAGTTTGGCAGCTTCTTCGACGGTTAAACCACATTCAAATTCACGAAAAATATAGTTTTTAGTCATTTCGTGATACTTCATTGAATTGTCCCTCAAAAGAGAGACATTTTATAGGATACGCATATGCAATCGCATTCAACATAAGCGCCCATAATGCGCACTGATATAGTGATTCTTTAGGACTTGCAATCACTAAGGCTAATCCGGCACAAACCATTGAAAATCCAGAAATTCCAAGCCAATCAAACTTTTTTGAAATTCCTTTCCATACTGCTTTTATCTGCTATCTACGGATTATAAAACCAATTGATTTGCGATAACTCGGTCTTGCTTACTGTAAGCTGAAGGTTCACGAACCAGTTGTTATATGTATGCGGATATATTTTTCAGGATGTTTGTAACGATATCGCTTACCGGTTTTTAAGTTTGAACGAGCAAAACGGCAAACTTTTGTATCTCCGCTTCCAGTAACTCGTTTTACTATTGCTACTTTTCCTTTATGTTCCATTTCAATCATTAAATCGCAATAACCATCATATTGGTCGAACTGCTTATCGACTTTCTTTTGTAGCGTCGATTTAATTTTCTTAGCCACTGGATTTGTTTCTGAATCATCGGCCAATGTTGACGCTGTGGGTAACAATAATAAAAATAAAGTGACAACGTATCGCATTCGTAAATCCATTTTTGATAAATGGACTGATTGTAATTTTTTATGCGTCAAATGCTAAAACGGGACACAATTTTGCGTCCCGTTTAACGTAGATAAGTAATTGATATGTCGGCTAAGCTTGTTTCTTGCCTTTATTGGCTTTGAAACCTTGATGAGGAAAAACATTTCGAATTCGTTGTTGAACTTTCTTTGGTACGTCTTTTGAAAAGACCAGCCTCATTCCGGAGCGTTGGTTGTACACTTTGAGTTCACCAGTAAATGGGTCATGCTCGCCAATATCTTGTAAGTTATGTTTAAAAGATGGAGGTATATGCCCTTTTACCTTACTCAAGTGGCCGTCATCAAAACTCACTTTTAACACGGGTCTATCCACGGCGATCAACCAGAATATGACGATTGCAGCAATTAATATCACATATAGCAT